TCATGAGGTACCTTCGGTTAGTGATGTTGCGGATGTTAGTTGTCTTCCAGCGGTCGGTCAAGTAAGATGCCTACCGTCTACCAACCGGAGTTTCTCACGTGGTAACCTCGAAGCCGATCAAGAAGACCGCCCTGCTGGCAAAGGCCGGTGGCGTGGTCGCACTCGCCCGCCTCTTCGGCATCTCGCATAGTGCGGTGTCGCAATGGGGCGAGACTGTCCCTCAGGACCGCATCAACGAACTGCGGCTCGACGCGAAAACGAGCCATTGGTTCACGAAGGAAGGCGACTTGCGTGCTCGGGGCTGAACGGCGTACGCTCTTCGTCCCCTACCGGAGTCGCCCGCCATGTCCACCCCCGACAACCGGGGGTGAGGGATGTTCAATCTACCGACATCGCTCACCCCCTGGGCGGCCTTTCGCCGCTTCCTGATCTGCGAGTTCGTTCCGCTACCCTCAGGGAAGACCGACAAGGTCCCCCTGCTGCCTTCCCTGCAAGGCCCGCACGGCAGGCCCTTCGAGCGCGGGGACGCCCACGATGCCGCCACGCAGCTATCGCTACTCGAAGCCCAGGCGTGGCTCGAAGTCGCGCAGCAGACCTTCCCGGCCCGTCAGTTCGGCGTAGGCTTTGCGTTCAATCAAGCCGACGGGTGGTGGTTCCTTGACATAGATCATTGCATCGTCGACGGGGCGTGGTCGCCAGTCGCGCTGCAGATGATGCTCGAAGCGTTTCCGCGCTCGCCGGTGGAACTCTCGCACTCAGGGCAAGGCCTGCACATCTTCGGGCGAGGCGTGCCGCCGGTGCACTCGACGAAGAACGGGCAATGGGGCCTTGAGCTTTACCACAAGGATCGCTTCGTCGCCTTGACCGGGCGCATGGTCCGCGAGGGCGATCTTTGCGCTGACTCAAGCGCAAACCTCAATTGGCTTGTTAGCACTTACTTTCAACCCAAGGTCGCAGGCGACACGGTCGACTGGCAGGAAGGCCCGGATCCCGAGTGGCACGGCGAGCCTGACGACGATCGCCTGATCGAGTGGGCCTGCAGGCTGCCACCCGGCACCTGGGGCTCGGTCCCCTTCGGCGCGCTGTGGATGGCTGATGTGTCGGTGCTGTCGCAAGCCTACCCCGATGCACAGCGTGACTTCGATCACAGTCGGGCCGATCTCGCGCTCGCGACTGAACTGGCGAAGATGACGGGCTACGATGGCCCGCGCATCGAGCGGCTCATGAGGCGCAGTGCGCTGGCCCGCGACAAGTGGGATCACCACGGCAGTTACCTGCGCGAACTGACGATCGGCCGCGGTGTGGGCGCCGCCCGGGAAGCAGCCGCACGAGCCCGGGCTGCCGGCAACGTGCCATGGCCGCGACAGGCCTGGGCACCCGTGCAGGTGGCGCCAGCAGCACCGGCGACGGCGGGCGTGGTGCCTGAGCCGCCCGTTGCAGGGCAGTGGGTTGATCCGACCTACCGCTACGCTGTCGGCTCGTTCGTGCCCTACGGGCAGTTGCCCGACTACTGTCAAGGCTACAGCTACGTGCACGAGCGCGAAGAGGTCATTGACCCTGAAGGCCGCGCCTACAGCCACGCGCAGTTCAAGAACTGGCACCTTGGGCGGGCCTGGGGCAAGGATCCGACGAATGCAGCCACCCGCGACGCCTGGGAAGCTGCAGTGCCCTTCTCGCAGCGATACGACCGCACTGTCGAGTGGTACGACGAGCCCTTCATGCGCGAGGTGCGTTTCGACGATCGTCGCTGCCTGAACATCGGCAAGCTGCCCGACGTCGCTACCCGACCTGCCACCCGCGAGCAGAAGCGTACCTTCATGCGTCACCTGCAGTGGCTCTTCCCGAACCGCGACGCCCGCCGGATCCTGCTCGCCCATATGACCCGCGCCGTGCAGCGCAGGGGCCACCGGATCGGGTGGGCGCCCGTGATCCAAGGGGCTGAAGGCACAGGTAAATCGCTCGTCGTCAACTTGCTGGAGTACGCGGTAGGCCACAGCAAGTGCGTGCTCGTGAACACCCCGCAGATCGCGAAGAACGGACAAATCGGCTTCAACGCGGATATGGAAGGCGCCTTGCTGGCAATCATGAACGAGTCGAAGCTGGCGGACGCCCGGGACGTGCTTGAGGTGCTGAAACCGTTCCTGACCGACGACCACATCCGAGTCGAAGGCAAAGGGATTGCCTCGAAGCGGGTGCGCAACTTCATGAATTGGATCGCCGTCACGAACCATAAGACGGGCGTGCCAATCGAAGAGGGCGGCCGACGGTGGGCGCCTCTCTACACGGCGCAGCAACCTGACTCGAAGTTCAATACAGCAGTGCCGTCGGCCTTCTGGAAATGGTGCCAGGACTCAGCGAACAGAGAAGCGGTCGCTCACTTCCTAGGCACTTTGCAGGTGGTTCGAGCCCCTGCTTGCGATCCGACGGCGGACTACACCCGAGCACCCGTCACCCCCGATACCGACGAAGCGATCCGCGAATCACTGGGTGCCTGGGAGCAGGAGATCCAAGAGGCGATCGACTCGGGCGTCGACGGCTTCAAAGGCGGCGTGATCTCCAGTTTGTGCGTCATGAAGCTGATCCCGCGGCTGAAGACCCGGGCCTTGAAAGCCACGATGGCCCGCCTGGGCTACGTGCCGCACCCCGCGCTGCCGGACGGTCGAGTGAACACCGTGCTCGATCTTTCGAAGTCGCTGGCGGACCATCAACGGAAGCCGCGGCTCTATGTGCACCGCAGCAATGTCGCGGTCCTCGCCATTTCTGATCCCGCCGAAGTCTCGCGAGCGTACGTCAAGATCTGGAACGATCAGCCGGTATTGACAATGGTTCCTCCGCCGCCGCAACTCGGGGGTCATTCGGGGTAAGCATTCGGGGGCCTTCAGTTTCATAGGTAAAACCCCCGAACCCCCGAATCCCCCCGAATAAATTAGGTTCATGGCTCAAGAGTGAAATTAGTACATGTTGTTACAGTCAGTAAAATATCCTCGCGTACGCGAGGGCGCACGCGCGAAGAGTGGAAAATTCGGGGGTTCGGGGGTTCGGGGGGAAGCCCGAAGTGAGATGTGATCGCTAGGTAACTGACCGATCTTTGCGCTAGGATCGCGACCATCATGGCCTTGACCCCCAAGCAGAAGCGATTCGCTGACGAGTACCTTGTCGACCTGAACGCGACGGCTGCCGCTGTGCGCGCGGGGCTCGGGCCGAAAGGCGGCTTCAGGACTCGCGAGACTGCAGCCCAGGCCGGCCATGTCATGCTCACGAACGCTGACGTAGCCGAATATGTAACAGCGCGACAGGCTGAGATGTCCGAGCAACTGTCGATCGACGCGAAGACGGTCATCAAGCTGTACTGGGACATCGCGACCGCGGACGCGAGCGAGATCGTAAGCGGGCTTAAGCGCCCCTGCCGCCACTGCTACGGGATCGGCTTTGCTTACCAGTGGAAGAGCGAAGCCGAGTACGCAGAGGCTTACGAGCGTGAGCTACTGGCTGCCGAGCGCGACAAGCGGCTGCCTGTGCTGCCTGACTGCAGCGGCGGCTTCGAGTACGACTGGCGCCTTGCCCCGAACCAAGACTGCCCGCAGTGCGAGGGCGAGGGCCGCCTCGAAGTCCGTATCAACGACACGAGTCGACTGACGGGCAAGGCCCGCCGCCTGTTCGCAGGCATCAAGCAGACGCGGCTCGGCACTGAAGTCAAGATGCGTGATCAAGATGGTGCTTTGCGTGCGGTCGCTGCGCACCTGGGCATCACGCTCGAAAGCTTCCGCATGAGCGATCCGAGCAACGTGCCCTACACGGCCGACATGCTGGCGGAACTGGGCGAGGATGAACTCGAAGCGCTCGAAGCTGCCCGCCTGAAGTTAGACAAGGTACGCGAACTCGCGACGGCAGCGGTCGGCAAGGCGAAGGCGGTTGCCTGATCTCTTCGACCCTCGCGCCCGGCTGCAGTCGCAAGCCTGGGCCCTCAAGCGGGGCGCAAAGGCGGCGACTGCAGCGGCCCCCTCCCGTGACGGCGTCCCCGACCTGATCATCATAAAGGCGGCGCGCGGTAAGAAGTCTTTCCGCTACTTTTTCGAGCACTTCGCGTGGCCCGTGCTGCAGCCTGGGCGGGGGTTCGTCGACAACTGGCACGTCCATGTGCTTTGCGAGCACATGGAAGCGCTCAAGCGAGGGCAGATCCGTAAGTTGCTCGTGAATCTCCCATTCAGAATGCTCAAATCGTCAATCATGTCGCAGGCTTTTCAGGCCTGGGATTGGATCGACAACCCGAGCCGGCAGTACCTCACCGGCAGCTACTCGAAGGACGTCGCCACGCGCGATGCAGTCGAAACGCGGAAGATCATCGAGAGCCCGCTCTACCGTGCGGCTTACGGCGACCGCTTCCGCATGTCGAGTGACCAGAACGTCAAGACCCGCTTCGAGAACGACAAACGAGGCTCGCGGATCATCACGTCGACCGATGCAGCGGTCATGGGCTTCGGCGGCGACGTGCGCCTACTCGACGACCCGGTCAGTGCGCAACAGGCGAACAGCCTGATCGCGATCAACAACTCGATCGAGTTCTACCGCGGGGCGTTTGCCACCCGCGCCAACGATCCGGGTGACATCCGCATAGCGGTGGTGCACCAGCGTGTGCACGTCGACGACCTGACGGGCTGGCTGCTGGCGAACGAAGACGGATGGGAGCACCTGATCTTTCCGTTTCGCTACGAGCCCGACAACAAGCTGCTGCGGAAGACGACGAGCCTGGGTTTCCACGATCCGCGCACGACTGAAGGCGAACTGATCCACCCTTCACGAATCGACGAGACGTCGGCTGCAGCGTTAGAAAAGACGCTCGGCAGCTACCACACGAAGGCGCAGCTACAGCAGGACCCCGAACCGCGGGGTGGCGTCATCTTCAAGCGTGACGAGTGGAAGTACTGGAAGGTGCTGCCTGAGATCGATGAGATCGTCATCACAGTCGACTGCACGTTCAAGGATCTGCAGACATCGGATCACGTTGCGATCCAGGCCTGGGGAGCGAAGTACGGCGGCGCGAACACTTACCTGCTGCCCGGGCGCATCAAGGAACGCATGGGCTTCGCTGCGACGGTGCAGGCGGTGCGCAACATGAAGGCCCTGTACCCCGATGCGATCGCGGTCCTGATCGAGGACAAGGCGAACGGCAGCGCAGTGATCGAGACGCTGACTGACGAGATCCAAGGGGTGCTAGCGATCCAGCCTGAAGGCGGCAAGGCAGCCCGGGCCTATGCGATGCAGCCGACCCAGGAAGCCGGCAACGTGTGGCTGCCTGACCCGTCAGTCGACCCCACGATCGAGCAGTTCGTCGGGACCTGCTCGAAGTTCACGGGCGCGGAAGGCGGCGACGATGACGAAGTCGACGCGATGACTCAGTACCAGAACTGGCGCCGTGTGCGCGAGAAGGGCAGCGGCTTGCAGGACTTCATGCGCGAGCAAATGGAAGCGAAGAAGGGGTAAGCTACCGACTCCCGTAACTCTTGAAGGAGCAGCCATGTCCTACACCTTTACGGTCAAGCGGCCTACTAAGAGCGAAGCGAAGCATGCGGTGCGTGCCGAGTTCGACAAGATCGTCAGCAACCAACCGCCGCACGCGCGCGACTGCAACGGCGTCATCGCAGCGGCCGACGCCTTCATCGATGCCCTCGACGACCGCGACGGGCACGACTTCGAGGTGTCGATCTACGGCTCGGTGTCGTGGTGGGGCACCTGGGGCACAGAAGCAGCGACTGTCGTGCAGGTCAGTGCGAACATCACTGCCCGGACGGTTGCCAAGACCTGAAGGCGAGCACCCACTCGCCAGCCGGCCGGGTCCGTGCCACAATCCCGGCCACGCAAGGCTTCGGAGGTGCGCCCGGTGGATCCGCTCGAACGAGTGCAGCGCTACCTGCGCAAGGGCGACGTGCCGGGGCACGAGTTCCACGGGAACCAATACTCGGGCGGTCAGAGCGGCGGGGCTGAACGGCCCCCGAAGCCCCGGATGGGGGAGAACGCTGACGAAGTGTTCCGCGCCTTCAAGACTGCAGCGATGGGCGGGGTTGTCGATTCACGTTACGGCATCCTTTACCCCGTCGCGCGGCACCCGGGCGGCGGCCCGACCTACACATTTCAGGGCAGCGGCAAACTCGGCATTGCGGGCGACAACGGCATGTCTGTTCGCGATGCGACTGCCGCTGAAGAAAACGAGTTTCACAGCGATCTCGGGCACGATCGACTGTGGATCTACACGCAGACTCGTCCAGGCTACGGCAGCGGCGGCAAAGCACAGCGGATGCTGACCGAACTGCACAGCCCGAGCGGTAACGACTTCGCGCACCGTAAGGCAGTCGACGCCCACCTGCGCAAGGGCGACGTGCCCGGCCATGAGTTCCACGGCAATCAGTGGACCGGCGGTCAAGGTGGCGGCAAGGGCGACATGTCCGAGGGTTACAAGATGTCGCCCGCCGACATCCCCCGTGCGCCTGCACGGGACGTCCCTGACGGCGAAGCCGGCAAGCGCTTCAGGGAAGTCGAGGATCGGTTCGCGAACGAGATCGCCCATGTGGGTGTCGACGCGATGCTCGCCCGATACGCGGCGATCAAGGAACCTGACGATACGAAGGGCGGCCGGATCATTAACACCGACACCTTCCGCGAACTATCTCCCGACTACCGCGCCGATCGTAGCAACTCTTCAGCAGTGCACGAGCCTGCAAGCTACCTTGCGAAGATCGCTCTCGCACGTGCCATTGCCGCGCTTCCGGTATCAGGGTTGGCGGTCTTTACGGCAGGTGGTTCAGGGGCGGGCAAGTCGAGTGGCCTCGATGCGCGACGCGCCGAAGAAGTAATCGCCAAGTTCCTCGGGGGCACGTTGTAATGGCTGCCCGCGAGGACATGGGCCGCACGCTCGATTCGAGCTTTGTCAGCCGGGTCGCGGCGGGTTTGAAGTACATCGTCAGCGGGGTCGGCCCGGACAACTGGTTCGGCCCGATGCAGCCGCTGCAGCCCCAGGCGCAGCAGCAGGCTGAAGGCCGGGCCTTCGACTTCCCGGTCGGATACAACCTTCGGATCCAGCCCCGCAGCGAGGAAACGGTCAGCTTCGCGCAGCTTCGGCAGCTTGCCGATGCGTACGACCTGATGCGCCTCGTGCTCGAAACACGGAAGGACCAGATCGAAGCCTTCGAGTGGGAGATCGTCCCGAAGGACAAAGACGTCAAGCCTGAGACACGCAAGCAGGACATTCGCGCCGTCACTGAGTTCCTAGAGAAACCCGATCAAGAACGCTACTGGCCTCAGTGGCTGCGTTCACAGATCGAGGACATGCTCGTGCTCGATGCGATTTGCGTCTATCCGCGCCCTGATCGCGGCGGCCGGCTGTACGCACTTGAACTTGTCGCGCCGGACAACATCAAGCGTGTGATCGACGAGACAGGGCGTACGCCGCTGCCCCCGAGCCCGGCTTACCAGCACATCCTGAAAGGCATTCCGGCAGCGGACTACACGACAGACACATTCGTGTACCAGATGCGCAACCCGCGCTCGAACCGCATCTACGGCTTCTGCTTCGCGCCGGACATGGAGATTCTGACGCGAGCGGGTTGGAAGCGCGTGGGCGAGGCAAGCTACGACGATGAGTTCGCGACTCGTAACCCTGAGACGCACGTGTTCGAATGGCAACGGCCGGTAGCCGTGACTTCACGGGAGTTCGAGGGCGAACTTGTCCACTTCAAGGCGAAGTCGCTCGACATCCTCGTGACCCCAGAACACCGCATGCTCGTACAGTGCGATCGGCCTGATGTGGACCCGCGTGAGCGCACCGTGACGGCGGGCGAGCTTGCCAGACTCGACGCGCATTGGCGCGTGCCGATTGCCAGTGACGGATGGGCCGGCGAGCGGATCGAGTCGCGCCGGTTCGGTGGCGATCGAGTCGAGCAGATCAAGTCATTGCGACAAGATGGCCGTAGCTACATGCAGATCGCACGCGAGGTCGACTGCGCGGTTGGGACGGTTGCTGATGTTGTGACCGAGCGTTACGACTACACGCGCGATCGGGTGGAACTGAGCGGCGAGGACTACTGCGCGTTCATGGGAATGTACCTGTCGGAGGGCAGCATCAACAAAGGCCGCGTTGTGGTGATCAGCCAATCGTCGACTTCGAAGCACTTCAACAAGTTCAAGACTGCACTCAGCCGTATGTTCCGCTCGGCAACGCATGTTGATGGCGATTTCTCGATTTACAGCTTGTCGCTCGCAACGTACCTGAAGCAGTTCGGCCACTCGCACGAGAAGTTCGTGCCAGAAGACGTCATGAACGCTACGACCGAGCAGATCGAGACGTTCCTTGAATATCTTTTTGATGGTGATGCGCATCGCAATCCTCGGGGTGCGACGTACTACTACACCACGAGCAAGCGGCTTGCAGATCAGGTGCAGGAACTAGTTCAGAAAATCGGCAAGGCAGCTTCGGTGCGGCCCTGCGAATTGCGTAGCAGCATCCTGCGTGATGGGCGTGTCATCAGGAGTTTGCGCCAGCAATACCGTGTGTCGATCCTTCGTCGTCGCTACATGCACCCAGTGGCAGCCCGTGTGCCCTACCATGGCCCCGTGCACTGCCTGAGCGTGCCGAACCAGACTGTCTACGTGCGACGTAACGGATATGCCGCATGGACGAAACAGTCGCCCGTCGAACAGGTCATCACGACCGTCAACATCGCGATCCGCCGGCAGATGTCGCAGTTGCAGTTCTACACCGAAGGCAACGTGCCTGAAGCAATTGCCCAGGTGCCGGACACGTGGACCGGGAAGCAGATCGCCGAGTTCCAGCTCATGTGGGACTCGATGAACGAGGGCAACACGGCGCAGCGGCGGAAGATGCGCTTCATCCCGTCGCTGAAGGACATTATCTTTCCGAAAGACGCAGTGCTGAAGGACGAGTACGACGAATGGCTTGCGCGCATCGTGTGCTTCGCGTTCTCGATCAGCCCGACTGCCCTGATCAAGCAGGTCAACCGCGCCAGCAGCGAGCAGATGTCGGAGACGGCAAAGGAAGAGGGCCTGATCCCGCTGCTTCGCTTCCTCGAAGTCCACTTCACGGCATTGTTGCAGCGCCACCAGAACGGCAAGGGCTTGCGCTTCCGGTTCAAGATTCAGAACAAGGTGTCGCCGCAAGAGCAAGCTGCGATCGATGCCAGTGACATCGCCTCGAAGATCCGCACGCCTGATGAAGCGCGGGTCGATCGCGGCTTGGAGCCGATGCCGGAAGCTGAGCGTGAGAAGCACTTCCCCGCCGGCCCTGACCCGCTCGAACTTGCCCAGGTGCAAGCAAAGGCCCGCGCAGGGCAGCCCGTGCCGCCCGGTAAGCCCGATGAGAAGGAACCGCCTGTCGTCAAGTTCGAGCAGGGCGACATCTTCGTGACGGTGCACGGCGACCGTGCCGCGGTTCAACGGATGCCGCCGAAGTGAGACTCGAAGCCACGCCCTACAGCTACCGCACCGTGCGGCTGTGCGGCTGCACTGCGCTGGCTAAGCGTGGCATCACGACCCGCCTGGGCCGCTACGTCGAGGCGAAGGTGCCGAAGGTTGCGGCCAAGCTGAACCGTGTGTTCGCCCAAGCTGCGAAGCGCGCCATTGCAGCCTACCGCGCGAAGATGCGCAAGGCTGACGAAGACATCGTGAAGGCGATCCTCGCGGAGATCGACCCGCTCGGCTTGTCGCAGGATCTGGCTGACGCAATCACGCCGGACATGATCGAGGCGTACAAGGTCGGCGGCATCACAGGGGCTCTCGACGTTCTCGACGGACCTTCGCCTGGGCTGACTGACCAGATCGACGCGAAGGCGATCGGGTGGGCTGCCGAACGGGGCGGCGAACTGATCAAGCAACTGAACGAGACGACGGTCGACGACCTGCGCGACTTCCTGTCGGAAGCCGTTGCGGCGGGCATGGGCCCTGAGGATCTCGCGGATGCGGTCGACGAACTGGGCGCCTTCGGCGAGGCACGCTCGATTTTGATCGCTCGTACTGAACTTGCGTTCGCGCATGTGCAGGGTAACCTGCAGGGCTGGCGTGAAACCGGACAGGTCGAGGGCAAGCGCTCGATTCTCGGGGACACGCACGAGATCGTTGACGAGTGCGACGATGCAGTCGAAGCGGGTGTCGTCCCGCTCGATGAAGAGATCATTCCCGGGTACGTAGGGCCCCCCTACCACCCGGCGTGTTTGTGTGACCTAGTGCCGGTTTTAACGGCGGAAGAGGACTGACATCATGGAACAAACGAAGACTTCGGATCTCGTGTCCGCTGGCCTGGGTGCACTGCACGAAGCCCCGGCAGCGCTGAACGTCGGCGGCAAGTACGTGGTCGAGTGCCACGAGTACGAGGGCGGCCCGCTCGTGTGGCGCGACGACATCGACAACGTCATCACGATTGCCGGCCGCAACAAGATGTACGACAACTACCTTGCGGGGTCGTCGTTCTCGCAGGTCGGGCCGTTCATGGGCCTGATCTCGGCAACCGCGGGCACGCCGGTGGAAGCTGACACCATGTCGTCGCACGGCACGTGGACCGAATGCGGCAACGCCGTCGCGCCCGCGTACAACGTGGGCGGCTCACAGACCCGCCCGACGCTGAACGGCAAGTTCGATGCAGCCAGTGGGGGCAACAAGGCGGTTAACTCGGGCAACCGCCCGGTCTTCACGATCTCGTCGAACGGCACGGTGCGTGGCGCCTTCCTCGTGTGCGACACCAGCGCCAGCAACGCGATCGACAACACGAGCGGCACGCTCTTCTCGGCCGGCTTGTTCTCGGGTGGCAACCAGCCGGTCATCATCGGCAACACGCTGACGGTGTCGTGGCAGGCGACGAGTACCTCGTCGTAAGGGGCTGACATGGGCCTGTACGTCTTCAGCCGGCCGCGGTCGGCACTCGACCCGACGAAGGACACGATCAAGATTACGGCGGGGTCGTTCCCGCTGAAGATCTGGAAGGCCAAAGTCGCGGGTGCCGAAGCGCAGTCAGGGTACAACGTGGTGCTGCTGGCGCGCAGCACGGGCGGCACGAGCCCTGCCGGCAGCATCACCCCGAAGCCTGTCGGCGGTTCGTCCGTTGCGGGCTTCACTGTGACCTACGGCGACACGTCAGCAGCGAGCCTGGGTGACGTCCTGCACCGCTTCACGCCGAACTCGAACGGCGGGATCGACCCCGAGACGACTATGCCCGGCGCCGAGTATTCGGTCCCGCCGGGCGGGCAAGTCAGCCTGCGCTCAGAAGTCGGTACGGCAAACGTGGTGCCGAACTTCCTGATCGAAGAGATCACGGGTTAGCGTCATGAGTTTCGGCCGCCCTTTGCGCATGTCGCCGCGGGGCGGTCGGCCGTTGCCACCGGTCTACAGCCACAGCCCGTCGACGATCAAGGTCAGCATCGGCGAGAGCATGGGCGCGCTCGATCCGACGAGCGTGGGCGCTGCAGCGGGTGCTGCGATTGTCGAGTCGCTTGTCGCCCTGGGCGCTCAGAACGCAAGTGTGACGGCAACTTCGTTCGTCGGCATCATGGTTGAAGCGGTCACGGCTCTCGACGTGAAGTCGGCGGCTGCGGCTGCTGCAGCAGCAGTGGTCGAGTCGGCTGCAAGCACGTCGCCTGTCGGCGCTACCAGTTCGAGCAGTTCGTCGACTCCGTTTCTGAACGCTCGCACGGGGTTGCGCTATACGACATTGAAGCAAGCAGTCGGTCTAGGGGGCGAAGGCTTTGTTGCCCAGTCAGGCGACACGATCAAGGTGGCGCCCGGTACCTATGTGATCACTGATGTCAACAGTGTGGGTTGCCCGGCTATCCAGTCGGCAGGGGGCATCTCGTTTGGCGTCGAACTGCCGGCTTTGACGATCGAATGGGAGGTGCCTGGGCAGCCGGCCATCTTCGATATGTCGGCGTGGAACCCCGCTTACGGCATTCAGATGGGCTCGCCTTGCACGAGTCTAACCCTTCGTGGACTCCACTTCATTGGGCGCCAGGAGAATGGAAGCTGCGGCCTTGAAGCCAACACAGGATACCCGTACAACTCGGATTGGACGCTAAACCCCACGTGCACGCTGACGGTCGAATACTGCAAGTTCAAGCACTGGGCCGATGGTATCCTCATGGGTTACGGGATGACGCAGGCGACGCTGAATGTCCGGTACTGCTGGTTCGAGGATTGCACTCAGTATGACGGTTTGACCCACGGTATTTATTGCTCGCCGGGTGCCCAGTGCAACGTCATCGGTTGCTTCTTCACTTCGACTGCAGCAGCGGTTGGCAGTCAGACCGGCGCAGGGCACTTCCTGAAGTCTCGTGCTCGCTCGACGACGGTCTACGGCAATTTGTTTGCGGGAGGGACGACAGGGGGTTGTGCTTGCTGCGTCGAGTTGCCGTGTGGCGGCGACGTGGACATCAGCGGCAACATCCTCTTGCACTATGGCTTTGCGGATCACGCGGACGAGAACCCGCCGATCAAGTACGGCTACGAGCAGCACGCGGGCGGCAATATCTCCGCAGACTCAGAGGTGCGCGGGTACTCGATCAAGATTGCGCAGAACACCATTCGCAAGGACGAACCGAACTGGGACAACAACCTCGCTGACGGCATCGGCATGTTGTGGGTCGCGACGAACATGACACACTTGGACGGCTCACCAAGAAGCGCGGCCAGCGTGTCGAAGACGCTGCGCAACAACATCCTTGCCGGTAACCCGCTCGGTCCGAAGTCTGTCAGCGATTGGGGTAGCGGTGTCGGCACAGCGGTCGCGCGCAATACGGTTGACGACTCTGGTGTGTACTCGGGGTCTGCTATCAGCGGTAGCCCGGCCCTTAATGATGCGCAGTGGTCGTGGACGGCGGGTTTCACTGCACCGAACGGCCGAACAGACACCTACCAGGGCGGGCTGCTTACGGCTGATCCAGCGTGGCGTCAGGGCATGGCGGCCAACACGTGGAAGACGGTTAGCACATCGCAACTTACTGATGTCGACCCGGAAAAGAACGCGGCCATCAACCCCAATGGTGTGAGCAACGCACCTTGGCACGGTACGAACGGCCAACAGGCACACATCGGCGCCTGGGGCTCTACGGTGTGGGACGAGCCGAACCGTCGAATCTGGACCCCTATTGGCGGCGGCCACGGGAACTATGGGGGCAACGAGCCTTACATGATGGATTTGTCGGCGGGCTCACCTGTGTGGGTGATGAAGCGCAACCCGTCAGGCGCCATCGGCAATCTCATCAACTTCAACGACGGACAAGAGTCAAGCGGCGTCTATTCCGACGGTCGACCACGTTCGACCCACGTCTACAACAACATCGCCTTCGTCCCCGGTGTTGGGCCGATGATCGTGCGAATCGGATCGGCGTATCCCAATTCTGGTGGCAGCAACAAGGTCTGGAAAGTCGACCAGTCGACGGGCGAGACGACCCTCGTGTTCGACTTGTCGTCACTGGGCGTCAACGTCGGCGGCAGCGTGGGGTCAGCGTGCTATGACCCGTCTCGCAATCGCGTTTACAGCATTGGGTCGGGGTCTGGTGTGCGCCCGGCCTACGTGGTGCCGCAGGCCGGTGCAGGGGCGTGGGCCGGTGGCGTACTGGCGGGTTCGGTCTACGTCAGCGACAGCTACCAGCGGCTCGTATACCTTCCGGCACCATATGACCGCCTGCTGGCGCTGCATGGCTTCTCGACACCATCGATCAGTCTTATCCACCCGGACACGGGCGCGCAGACCGAGATCAACATCACCGGCTCTTACGCCAGCGGCTTCGATAGCGCGACGGGCGCAGGCGGCATGGTGTGGGCGCCGCGGCTCGGCAAGTTGCTTCTGTACGGTCAGACAAGTAACGCCGCGCAAATCTCGACCCTTACGCCGACCGACATCAATAACTGGGTCGCGGGCGCGCTAACCGTCTCCGGCTCTAATACTCTTGTTCCGCCGGTCAGCATCTATGGCAATGCGACAGTGATGGGCACCTTCGGCTACAGCGACGCGCTTCGCGGCTGCTACTACGTCCACAGCAACACTGACTCGGTGTACTTCTACGCAACTGAGTAAGAGACGCCAATGACTACCATTGTTATCAGCGACAACACGACCGGTGCTGACTTCTCGGGGACCGATGATTGCGACCTGCAGCAGACCTCCGAGGCTACCAATAACGGCACTGATGCGACGTTTTGGTCGCACCACTACGATACAGACAACCATCGCAACGGGCTGATCCGGTTCACAATGCCGGGCGTTCTTGCCGGGACAACGATTATTTCAGCGACTTTGTCTCTGTGGCTCAATTCGGGCGACGGCGATCAGACTCACGATGTGTACCGCTGCCTTCAGGCATGGGTCGAGGCGCAGGCCACCTGGGCGTTGATCTCTACGGGCAACGCGTGGAACGCTGCTGGTGCGGCAGGATCGGCGGTCGACATTGCCGCAGGCCCTACTGCATCAATCGCCGTCACCAACACCAACATCGGCGCGTATTTCGATATCACAGGCCTGGGCGCGGACGTTGCAGCCTGGGTCGCGGGGACGACGAATAATGGGTGGCTGATCCGGCGCCAGGACTACTCGCCCTCGCCCCCAACAAATAGGTTTCGCTACTCTGAGTTTGCGAGTAGCGAGGGGACAGACGGACACCGTCCGAAGCTGACGATCAACTACACGTCAGCAGGTAGCAGCGCCAAGCAACTGACGACTCTAGGAGTGGGCTGATGAACAAGTACATCAAGTCGGCGTTCGTTCGCCGCTTCCATCAACTCGAAGCGGGCGACGGCATGATGCTGCGCCTGCTCGCCGACAACTTCACGGCGAACGCCGGCAGCGGGGGCGCCACGTTCGCGTCCGACGACGTCGGCCCGGGCGTGCAGTACCCGCGGGTCAAGACGTCGGTCGGGCCTGACGGCACAGCACAGGACGGCTGGATGCCGTTCCGCCTGCTCTCGGCGGCCACGACGAATGCAACGAGTGTGAAGAATGCTGCGGCCTTGCTCGGGTTCATCTATGCGGTCAACCTGAACGCTGCGGTGCGATACCTGAAGCTGTACAACAAGGCGAGCGCGCCGACGGTGGGCAGCGATACGCCGATCGCGACCCTGCCGATCCCCGCCAGTACGACGGGCGCGGGCTTCGTGCTGCCGATCCCGAACGGCGTGCAGTTCACCACAGGCCTCGCGCTGGCGATCACGACCGGCGTGGCTGATGCTGACACCGGCGCGGTGGCAGCGAACGAGATCATCCTGTTCGGCGGGTACGCCTAACCGTCAGGGGGTTCGGTGTCGGCTGCCCTGACCCTTCTAGGGTCGATCACTGCAAGTACGACGAACAGCGGGAACAAGACCGTTACTGCTACGCCGGCAGTTGGCGATCTGATCTTCCTGCTGTGCGGTGCCACGGGCAACACTTCGGCGACCGCGCCGACCGACAACAACAGCGACGGGCTCGGGAGCTACACACAGGTCGGTTCAACCTTCCTGAAGGCGTCGAGTGCTGATGCCCTGACGGTCTGGGTGCGCAACAGCCTGATCGGCAGCGCAACCTCGACGACCTTCACGCACAACCCCGGCACAACGTCAGGCGGCTTCGTCGCTGCGGTCAAAGCGACCGGAATGTCGGTTGCAGGCCTGAAGGCAATTCGTCAGTCTGCAGGGCAGCAGAACGCGACCGCTGCGACAACGCCGGCCCCCGTGCTGCCGGCCACGCCGTATCGCGAGAACCCGGTCTTCGGCGCGGTTTTCAACGCCACGAACCCGGCGACCATGACGCCGCGGTCAAGCCCGTCCTACACCGAACGGGGAGATACCGGATACAGCACCCCCACGAGTGGCTTCGAGGTGATGACGATCGACTCGGGCGAGACGTCCGCGACGATCACATGGGGCGGCACTTCGGCGAGTGCGTTCGCTTCTTTTGCGGCCGAACTGAACACGACGGCGTTCTTCGAGCCGCATGTGTCCACGACGCCGACGTCAGCACAGATGGACGCTGTCGCGTCAGTCAGCGAAAGCCTGACGGTCAATGACTCGACGACCGGCTCGTTACCTGCCAGCGTAGGCGCCCCTGCTTCTCTGCCTTCGATCGGTCTGGTCCTGCAGGCGGTAGTCAATAGTTACTCGGCGAACATCGCTGAAGCGATCGCTGCGCAAGATCTAATCTCGGCGCTACTGGCCGCAGCAGCCAGCGTGAGCGAACCCCACGTGTCGACTGATCCGCAGTCGGTTGCGATGGTTGTAGCTGCAGCGATTAGTGAACCACACGTATCGACCGATTTGCAGGCGATCAACCCTGCGGCTGTGGTTAGCGAGACGATCGTTGCTCAGGATCTGCAATCGAGTGCGATGGCGGCGGCAAGCTCGGTCAGCGAGCCCCACGTGTCGACGGCGCCGACGGACGGCAGCACGGGCAGTGCCTTCCTGGGCAGTGTCAGCGAGACGATCGTTGCCCAGGATCCGCAGTCGGTAGCGCTCGCAGCGACTGCAGCGGTCAGCGAGCCCCACGTGTCGACGAGCCCGGCCAGCGCCCAGGCCGCGGCAGCGGGCACGGTCAGCGAAGCGGCTGCGGTCGCCGACACGCTGAACGGCAGCGCTTCGACGCCGGCCTCGGTCGACGCCCCTGCCCCGTTGCCCTCGATCGGTCTGGTGCTCGGGGCGCCGACGGCGTTCTCGAAGGCGGTCGTCGAAGCGCTCGTCGCTCAGGACCCGACTTCAGCGACGACGTCGACGTCAGCGTTCACGGGTGTGGTCGTCGAAGCGCTCGTCGCCCAGGATCAGCAGTCGGCGGCGCTCGCAGCGGCTGCAGCGGTCAGCGAAGCGGCAGCACTCACTGACGCGGCTGCGGCGGTCATCCCGGCAAGCGTGGGCGCTCCCGCCCCGCTGCCCTCGATCGGCCTGTTGCTGGCGGCTGCAGGCCCGCTATCGGCCAGTGTGGTCGAGGCGATCGTCGCCCAGGATCCGACCGCGGCAGCAGGCGCAGCGGCAGCGACGGTCAGCGAGCCCCACGTGTCGACCGACCCGCAGTCGGTTGCGATGGCGGCGGCTGGCGCGGTTGTCGAGTCGGCGGTTGTGCAAGACCCGGTCGCGGGGGCCCTTGCAGGCGCCTTCGCGGGCGCGGTCAGCGAGACGGCGGCTGTGCAGGACCTGCTCGATGCTGCTCTTGCGAGCACAGAAGTCGCGCCGCAGATCCCTGACGAAATCTTGCCTTGGGTCTTCTACGCGGACCCAGGCTATAGCGCGCTGTACTTCGGTGGCGAACCGATCGGCACGCCGCCTGCGGTTCTGGGCGAGTCACTTGTTGATGTCAGCGAGTCGACGACGGTTGCTGATCTGCTGTCGGCTGCGGTGACGTTTGCAGTGAGTGTGACTGAAGCGCTCGTCTCCCAGGATCCAACTGCAGTGGTAGGGGCTGCAACGGCTGTGGTTGTGGAGTCGTATGCGTCGACCGATCCGCAGTCAGCCACGATGGCAGCGGGGGCTACGGTCAGCGAAGCAGCCACGGTCAGCGACGTTCAGCAAAGTGCGTTGCCGGGCGTGCTCTTGGGATTCCAAACCGAAACGATCGTTGCTCAGGATCAATCTGCAACGGCGATGGCGGCTGCAGCGACGAGCGGCGAAAGCGCACTTCTGTCGGATGTTCTCTCTGCGGCTGTGGCGAGCCCTGTTGCTCTTGCCGAAGGCCTGGGCGCGGCTGATGCAGCGTTCGCTACCTTGGCAACGGCCTGTACCGTTTCCGAAGGCCTGGGCCTCGGGGACCTTTGCGACGCGACAGTCGGTGCTGGCGGGGTGTTCTTCGCCTCGATCATCGAAACGCTCGATGTCATCGCATCTGCGCAGGCTTCCGCGGCTGCAGTAGCCGCCTTGATGGAAGCGCTAGTAAGCGCTGACGTTTCTCAGGCACAATTCGTCGGGGAGCTAGAGGAAGACCCGCGGTTCACCGTAGTGGGATCTGCTTCGAGCTATGAGGTATCCGCGCCCACGGGCACGTTCAACATCGTGAAGGAAGCTTGAGATGCTGCCCCCGAAGGATGTCGAAGAGTGGGTCGTCGTCACCTTCAACTTTCAACCATTGCTGACGCGCCTGGGCCTGTCTGACACGAGTCTTTCGGACGTCAACGTCGAGACTGGCCGCGACGAAGGCGACGGTCAGCTTGTCGCCGACGGTGCGCAGCAGGTGTCAGGCGTCAAGGTCAGGCAGCTTTACAAGGCGGGCACACGGGGGCAGATCTACGATGTCGCATGCCTCGCGACCCTGTCGAATGGTGAACGGCGGCGCCTGTGGGACCGCCTGCCGGTGGCGTGATGCCGATCCATTCCTGCACTCTTCCTGACGGTCGTTCCGGCTTCAAGTGGGGCGATTCAGGCAAGTGCTACCCCACGCGCGAGCAGGCTGAAGCCCAGGCGCGAGCAGCGTATGCAAACGGGTACACCGGTAAGGCTGATCTGCTCGGCCGGTTGCGCAAGCCCGAGCCCAGGCCTGCACCACTCGCTGCGTTGCTGAAAGCGAACCTCGATCAGGCTGCGCATCAGGCCGCTACGAGCGTGTTCAACCTGAAGAAACCCCCAACTGAAGCCCAGGCGAAGGCAGGCAACTACCCGAAAGGGCATTGGTCGCTGAAGGGTCTGAAGTTCACGATCGAGAACCCCGAGCACTCGCACCGGCGCCCGGAGTGGCCCCCGCTGTCAGCGCACTACGGCTACATCCGCGGCACTGTGGGCGCCGATGGTGATCAGGTCGACGCCTTCCTGCGGCCGGCTACCGACGAGCATTGGGATGGCCCGGTCTTCGTGATCGACCAGAACGACGAACAGGGCGAGTTCGACGAGTTAAAAGTGATGATCGGGTGGGACAACGAGCGCACGGCGGTGCATGACTACCTGAAGAACTATCCGCACGGCTGGAAAGTTGGGGAAGTAACTGAACTGACGCTTGATCAGCTAAGGCAGTTTCTTTCGACTGGGGGCGGCGCGGAGCCTCTTAAGGGGCAGCTCCCGGCTAACGAACATATTGCGAACTGCGCTCCAGGTCACGCCCATGCGGCGGCCAATCAACTCCCACGACAAGCCTTGCTGTCGAAGCTCGATCGCAAGATTCAGGTCCCACTTGGGCCCGGTCATCAAGTGGTGGCGCTGATGCTCGCGCTGCGAGAGAATCTCCAAGTTAGCAAGGTCGTTGTTCAGCCCGTTACCGTCGCGATGGTGGACAACTTCCTTGCGCGTAAGCGCTCGGCCGATGGCAGCTTCCATGATCAGGCGATGCTCAAATCGCTGTCGTCGGACCCCGCCGACTACGACGCTGATGAGACGGTACGCCGTCTTGTGGCGTGGAAAGTAGCGGATGTGCCCGCCAGTCGAGGGGCGCCCCATGAACTGCACCGTGTTGCTGAACTTGCGGTCAGTATAACTGACGATTCATCAAAGTCAGTCAGCAAGGGTGACGTGCCGGGGCACGAGTTCCACGGCAATCAGTGGACCGGCGGCGAGGAAAGCGGCAAGGGCGATCCGCCTGCACCCGGCCAGAAGTTCACGGTCTATCGGGTCGGTACCGAACCGAGCCTTGCAATGCGCAACGCAGGCAACGCTCAGGGTGTGGCCGACTTCCTCGCGCATGCTGACGACCCGTTCGGCCCCACCGTGGCCGCCAAAGGCACGAACCTCATGGCTTTCGAGGTGTCTGTCGATCAGCCGTTCGGGGAGTACGCAACGCTGAACCACGGGCGCGGGTCGGCGAAGGCCCCCGGCAGGTGGTCCGACCAGCGAGGGGGTGTCAAGTATTCGTTCCCCGAGACTGGCTTCTCGCATCGGCTGATCGCATCGGTGCCGATGTCTCAGGTGCGTGACGCCATGAAGGCCCGCGGCTTTGCGGATTTCGACGAGTCGGGCTCGATCGCAGGCGCACAGGTGCTTCGAGACATGATCAAGCCGAGAGCAACGAAAGCCGACCTGATCGCCCGCCTGGGCAAGGAATGGACGCAGTCCGCATCGGCAACGAGCGGCATCACCTCGTACGGGCGTACGCGGGCCCGACGAGAGAAGTTGAAGCGGATCAAGCGCTCACTTCCCAATTCACCCGCGCAGTAGCACAATCCGGTCCACCCGGCTAGGAGCAGGAAG